AGAATTCCGGATTGGTGAGCGATGCGCAATCGAAGAAGCAAGCAGCAGTGTTGTTCAAGCTCGCTGCAAAATGCGCCAGGCTTTCACCAACAATTTCCGGCCACGTGAAGATACGCGACAGCGTGAAAGAGTTGCTGTGCCCAGCGAAAGGCACGCTGTACCAGGCACTGAGCAGTGAAGTGAAAACCAGTTTTGGCTTGTCTCCAGTGTTTGCTGTGCATGATGAGCTGGGCCAGGTACGTGGGCCAACGAGTGAGTTGTATGACGCGATCGAAACTGCGATGGGCGCGTATGAAGATCCGCTGTCAATCACGATCAGCACGCAAGCACCAACAGACGGTGATTTGCTTTCGATCCTGATTGATGATGCGAAGACGAAGCAAGATCCTACCAACAAACTGTTTCTTTTTTCCGCGCCACAATCGCTGGATCCGTACACAGAAGAAGCATTCAAGGCAGCGAATCCTGCGTATGGTGATTTCCTGAATGAAAAAGAAGTGCAGAAGCTGGCTGAAGATGCGCGACGCATGCCCAGCCGTGAATCCGCATTTCGCAACCTGGTATTGAATCAGCGAGTGGATGCCACCAGCCCATTCATCAGCCAGAATGTATGGATGGAGAATGCAGCTGTGCCTGGCGTGATCGGCACGAAGCCTGTGTATGGTGGGCTGGATCTCGCCACGGTAAACGATTTGTGTTCGCTCGTGCTTGAGTCTGAAGATGGTGACGTGCATTGCGCATTCTGGTTGCCAGAAGAAGGCATACGCGAGAAATCGCGCACTGATCGCGTGCCATACGATATGTGGGCGAAGCAGGGGCATTTATTTTTGGTGCCTGGGCGCACTGTCGAATACGAATTCATTGCCACGTACCTGCGTGGTGTGTTTGATAATTGTGAAGTGAAGGCACTCGCGTTCGATCGCTACAACATGAAATTTCTCATGCCGTGGTTGAAGAAAGAAGGATTCACGGAAAAGGAGCTGGAGAAATTCGTTGAGTTTGGCCAGGGGTTTGCGAGCATGAGTCCTGCACTGCGCCAGCTGGAATCACGTTTGCTCAGCAAGAAGCTGAAGCATGGTGCCCATCCAGTGCTGACGATGTGCGCGAAAAATGCCACGATCGAACGCGATCCAGCTGGCAATCGAAAATTCACGAAGGTGAAATCCACTGGGCGCATCGATGGCATGGTTGCGCTGGCGATGGCTGAAGGTGTGATGCCTGTTGAAGTGGGCGAGCCGAAAAAGAAATTTCAACTGTTCTTTGCGTAAGGAGTTGCACAAATGAAGCCTGATCTTCGCAGCATCGTTGAACGTGAACGCGCAGCTGTGCGCAGTGGTGAAAAGAGCTTCGATGATTTTGGCTTGCAGCGTGCGTACTCGGTGCTGGATCTCAAGGATATTTTCGATGGTGACGAATCGCGCACGATCGAAGGCATTGCATCAACGCCCAGCACTGATCGCATGGGTGATGTGATCGAGTCTACTGGTGCTGTGTTCCAGGTGCCGTTTCCACTGCTGTGGCAGCACGATTCGAAACAGCCGGTGGGCTGGGTGACGTTTGCGAAAGCGATGAAGGATGGCATACCGTACAAGGCGCAGTGGGCTGGTGCTGGCATTGCTGATTTCATCGACAACGCATGGAAGCTGGTTAAGGCAAAGCTGGTGCGTGCTGTGTCGATCGGATTCCGGCCACTGGAATGGAAGTGGTTAGATGAAGATGATGTGAACAATTTGGGAATTCATTTTCTCAAGTGGGAATGGATGGAGCTGTCGGCTGTCACCATTCCTGCGAACATGGACGCAACAATTTCCAACATCAAATCGTTGGATCATTTTCGTACTGCAAGCCGATTGGCTGCGCATGGTGTTGCACCAATTAACGTTGCTGGCAATTCCGTTGTTCGTCGTTCCGTATCTCTCCCCAGTGTGGGCGCAACAAACAATTCAACTAAACCGAAAGAGGCAAGCACCATGAAGACGAACGCGGAACAGATTGCTTCGTATGAAGCGAAGCGTGCAGCAAACCTGGCGCGTATTGGCGTGCTGATGGGCAAGTCCAACGAAGATGGCTCCACGCTATCGACAGCGGAAGCTGAAGAATACGAAACGCTGCGTGGCGAAATGGGTTCGATCGATGCCCACATTCGCCGTTTGAAAGAGTACGAAAAAATGATGGTGGGCACGGCTGAGCCGGTGAACGTGCAGCGCAACGGTGGTGGTGGCGCGAGTGCTGGCAACGTGCAGCTGGAATCGCAGCTGGCTCCAGCCAGCTCCACGCCTGGCACGCATCCCAGCAATGGTGATGGGCGTGTGCATGGCATGCGCCAGAATGACAACTTGCCGAAAGGCACAGCCTTCGTGCGCTATGTGATGCTGCTGGCACGCAGCAAAGGCAATCACATGCAAGCACGCGAGTGGGCACGCGAGTTTGATTCGTCCACGCCACAAGTGCGCCAGGCGTTTGAAGCGTATATCAACGCTGGCATGCAACGCGCAGCTGTTGCGCCAGGCACCACCACGGATCCAACGTGGGCTGGCCCATTGGTGCAGATGAAGCCCATGGCCAGCGAATTCATCGAGTACCTGTATCCGTTGACGATCCTGGGACGCATGGAAGGCTTCCGGCGCGTTCCGTTCAACGTGAAGATGGCACGTCAAACCACATCGAGCGTTACGCAGTGGGTGGGGCAAGGCGCACCAAAGCCTGTTGGCAAGATCGATTTCGATCTGGTGCAGCTGGGCTTTGCGAAAGTGGCCAGCATCATCGTGCTGACGAAGGATCTCGTGAAATTCAGCGATCCGGCTGCTGAAGCTGTGTGCCGTACTGACATGGCTGAAGCGATCAGCAAGTTTCTCGATCGTGCGTTCATCGATCCGGCCATTGCAGCAGTGACGAATGTTTCGCCAGCGTCAGTGACGCACAATGCACTGAAGGTGCATTCCAGCGGCTCTGACATTGATTCAGTCACGTCTGACGTGAACGAGATTTTTGCGGAGTATTCGGATCACAACGTTTCGCCTGTCGGCGCGTACTGGGTGATGAATCCGCGCACTGCACAAGCGATCGGATCGTTGCGCAGTCCGCTGGGCGTGTTCGCATTCCCCACGATCAACATCATGGGTGGCACGTTCCAGGGTTTGCCGGTGATCACGTCCAACAACGTCCACGTTGAAGTGGGCACTGGACGCCAAACGTTTGCAGCTCTGGTCAAGCCCAGCGAAATCCTGATGGCTGATGATGGTGGTGTGAGTGTCGATCTTTCGGAAGAAGCGTCACTGGAAATGAGCAGCACGCCCACTGGTGCGGGGCAGCTCGTGAGCCTGTGGCAGCAAAACCTGGTCGGCATTCGCGCAGAACAGTACATCAACTGGCTCCCGCGCAGGGACCATGTTGTCGTGGTGTGGGATAACTTGCCGTTCTGATCGAGCGTTGCGGGCACTGAGGCTCACCACACTTTTCCTGTCACGTGTGGTGAGTCTCTTTTTCGCGTAGTTAAGCAAGGAGCGTTGAAATGAAAGTGATTGCAAATCGCAGGTTGATTTATGGTGGTGCGTTGTATTCGCCTGGTGCTGAATTCGAACACGCCACTGGGCGTGCGCTAAACGATCGCATTGCAAGTGGCACAGTGTCTGAAGCAACAGCACCAGCAACGCAAGAAGCAGAAGCGAATGCATTGCTTGATGAAGAAGAAACGGAAGGTGGCAAACGCCCTACCAGCAAATCGCGTCGCTACAATCGGCGCGATCAGACAGCAGACGAATAAAAAATTCAGTGCTGTTTTTGAGCATGGCTGGCATCGGCGATAACTTGCACGAACGCGCAATTGTTCGTGAGCTTGCACGTGATAATGACGTGTGGGTACGCACGTCCTGGCCACAGATTTATTGGGACATGCCGCAGTTGAAGCTGCTTCCAGCCGAATCGAAAACACCATGGATGGTGCGCAACGAACGCAACAACGCTGGGCACTATTGCCACGAACGATTGCCAGCTGGCGCACGCAGAATCCTGAATGGGTATCTGAGCGTGATGCCTGATGGCATCAAGCAATACGGCTCAGTGCTGGGCACGATGGCACACATTTGTGAAGTGCCACCAGTGGATGATTTCCGCATGCCCATCAAGCCAGAGTGGTACGTAAAAGCGCACGAGCTGCTGCGCAAGCACGCGCCATCGAAGCCACTGCTGATCTATCGTCCACCCATGACTGTGCTCAACTGGCGCAGGAAATTGATCACTGCGAAGGTTGCACGCAATCCGGAGCTGGCAGACAACTTCGAATTGATCAGCAGCATTCGTGAAAAGTTTTTCGTGATCAGCCTGGCGAATTGCACAGGCTTCGAAGAATTGGCTGGGCCACGATTGAAAGCTGATTTGGAATTTCATCGTGGCGAGCTGAGTTTTGAAACAATGGCAGCACTCACCAGCATGGCGGCACTGGTGTTCTGTTCACCAGGCTTCGCATGCGTGCTCGCGCAAGCTGTGGGCACACCATCCATCTGCGTGTTTGGTGGCTTCGAAGGCAAGGAGTCTTTTTCCGTTGGTGCGCAATACGCGCCATGGTTGCCTATCGAGCCAATCAATCCATGCGCGTGCTGGAGCCACGGCTGTGAGCATGACAAGAAGATTGATGTGGGAAGTGCGAAGAAAAAAATCGATGCATTCATTGCGGGGCTGACATGCAAACACTAATGACGCGAGCGAAAACGGATGCGTTGCTGCGTCTGTTGCGCAGTGTTCGGTATGTCAATGGCGCAGTGTGCGAGCTGGGCGTATTCGAAGGTGGCACGCTGCGCAACCTGGCCAGCGCAGTGCCTGAGAAAAAAGTATATGGCTTCGATACGTTCGATGGCATGCCAACAGAGCCGTGGCGTGCGATCGATGTGCATCAACCAGGTGAATTTAAATCGAG